CTTGTTTGTCTCTTTTATCTTTAACTTTTTAAATCTATTTTGTGATTCTTTTCTTATCAATGCTAACTTTGCAATATATGTACAGAACAAGCATTTCTGTTTTGGTACAGATGACATTTACACCCACGATGGTAACAGTAAGGTCTCCATTGCAGATGAAAGAGTCAAGTCATACATATTCAATGGTATTAACACGAACAAACTTGAAAGATGCTTTGTACACCACAATCCATTACTCGAAGAAATATACTTCTGCTACAGCTCAGGTGATGACATGTCTGAGTTTACCAATGGTGACCGATGTAACCGGGCAGCAGTGTTCAACTATAAGAATAACACTTGGTCCTTCCTAGACTTACCAAACGTCTCCTCAGCTACTCTAGCTAGTCTTGCGTCTACGTCTACCTATCAGAACATAGTGGGAACCTACGCAACAATTGGTGGTACCTATCATTCTCAAGAAGCAGGCTTTAGCTTACACAATGTATTCGTAGGTGAAGACTCTGCCAACGATGGTATTACCTCAGACAAGCTCTATGGATTGGACGGTAGTGAAGACAATACGCTCCTAAGTTTTCCGGTAGACACTGTTGCTACTAAAGCACCTTTTATAGAAAGAGTCGGTATAGACTTAGACGATAGTGTCCCTCTTAGTGGCTACAAAGTGATTACTAAAGTAGTACCCCAGGCACACACAAATAACAGCAACAAGCAGTTTAGTTTTAACTTTGGTGCAGCTGACCTTATAACAAGTGCAACAGTCTATGAGACTACAGTGACATTTGATGCTTCAGTCAGTCACAAGGTAGATACAAGAGCTGCAGGTAGATACCTCAGTTACAAAATGACTTTGTCTGATACAAAAGACTTTAGATTCTTAGGGTTTGATGTAGAACTCACTGCCACTGGCAGAAGGTAGGTCCTAGTATGCCAATTAACGAGCAGACTGACCTTGTCTTACGACAGTACGTCAGAAAGAACTTTCCGACCATTGAAGCTAGTGTTAACAATTACATATCAGATGAGCTACAGCGCATAGAGAACGCCATTAACAGTCTTTCTGAGGCTGCTATACAGGCAACAGACCAAGAACCAGCGAATCCCAGAAAAGGAACAGTACGCTTTAACGTACTACCGTGGGATGCATTAGGTAACAACTCACAAGGCATGGTCGTATACAACGGTACTGCCTGGGTTGCTGTATGAAAACACCAGTCATAGAGAGCGATGACTTTACGGCATATTACGACCAATACGAAGAACACACGTTTTTACATTGTGATGTCTACCGCTACAACAAATCAGTAAAAAGAGACTTACAAGACAGTTTAAAACTCTTGTTAGCTATCCGTAAATCACCACTCTATTGCATTCACGAATGTGGCGATGAGAAACATAAAAAATTCTTGTTAATGCTTGAGTTTACATATGTCGAAACACGAGAGTGTGTAGACAACAAAATAATTGATATATACATGAAAGAGGTAACTTGAAATGGGAATGGACCCAGCAACAGCAATGATTGGTAGCGCAGTAATAGGTGGTGTTTCAGGTGCCTATGGTGCTAATAAGGCAGGACAAGCTCAAGACGCAGCTAACAGGCTAAACCGTGAGCAGTTTGAGATGTACAAGCCCTACATTACTGACAGCCTAGCAGCAGGCCAAGGTTATCTTGATGATGTACAAAACACAGGAGCCTACATGGGTCAGACCTTGGCTGGTCCAAACATGTATGAAAAGGTTGGTAATAACTTTATAGGCAATATGGGTGCTATGGGTGCCCAAGGCGCATTTGATTTGTCTCAAGTAGGTCAAAACTTTGGTCAAAACTATGCAGACTTGTATGCAGCTGGAAGTGATGACCGTCTTGCACAGGCAAGAGACTATGCATTGTCTAATTCTGGTCCTCTTATTGAAGCAGCAATGCGTGATGACTATAGAACACTAACAGAACAGACGTTACCTGGTATTAACATGGCCTCTTCTGGCGGTGGAAACATCAATAGCTCTAGAGCTGGCATAGCAGATGCTGTTGCAGCTCGTGGTTACAACGATAGAAGAGCTGATACCGCAGCAACTATTAATCAAAACCTAATGAATCAAAGTGTTAATCAGCAAAACCGTCAGTTTACAGACATGATGAATGCAAATCGTGGGTTAGACCAAAGTTATCAGCGTGGAATAAACGCTATGGGAACTATGGGTGACTTTATGACTGGAGCTGGAGCTAATTTGCGAGGATTTGACCAAGACTATCTCAATGATTTACGAGACAGATTCGAGAGAGACCGTGATTTTGGTCTTGACACGCAGATAAGATATCAAGCTGGAATGTTAGGTAATGCTCCAGGGGCTCCTCAGGTACAGCCAAACATGAATTCAACTGCAGCTGGAGGTTTTGGGGGTGCCATGCAAGGTCTTGGCTATGGTATGGACTTTATGAACAGTTATGCAAACTACAAAGACAAGTTTGGCGGTGGTATGCCAGCTACTAACTCAGTCCAATCAGCAATGAACACTGTTTATGGAGGAGGGCCCTGATATGCGTGTTTTCGGAATGAACTTTGGAGTCAACAAACCACAGCTGAGTCCTTTAGAACAGGCTATGGCTAATCTGCAACAGCAAAAACAAATTGGTGACCGTGGTCCTCTTGGTGGTGGCACTAGTTATATAGAGCAAGCACAGGCTGACGTTAACAGGCTACAAAACAGCAATGGTTTTATACCTTTTCCTATGCGTAAACCTCAAGAAAACCAAGAAAGGTTTGTACCAGCTCCAATTAAAGAAAACTTAGGTCAATCAGGCACCAATCAGCCCATATTAGGTCTACCAGGGAACCCTTACCCTAAACAACAAGGCCCATTAACACCTCAATCCTCTAGTCCTGCAATGACATCTGATTTTTTAAGTCAACCAAACCAAAGTGACAAGAAGAGAGACAGGACAAGCTTTGGTGATTACTTAATGCAAAAGCAAAACGTAGGACCTGGACAACAAACACTGGGTACAAAGTTAGTTCGTATGGGTGCAGCAATGCAAGGAGCTAGTCCACAAGGACTTAATGCAGCAATGGCTGCGATGGGTAACGAGTATGGAAACATTCAGAACGAAGGTATTGCTGCTGATTTAGCTAATCTAGCTGCTCAGTCTCAAGGTCAAGAAGAAGGGGACAATGGTTTAGAAGAAACTACACAAATGGTTGATAAACTACAGTCTGCTTTAACTAGGTTTGATGATTTCTCAAGTGTCACAGGATTTTGGGATAAATACATTGTCTCCAACCTAGATGCTTCAGGTGTACCTGGGTTTTCAAATGCCGATAGAGAAGCATTTAGGATTCAATTGAGAGACATCATCGTTGACCAAACTCTTTTAAACACTGCAAACACAAAAGGTGCTATCTCTGATAAAGAAATGGCTCTTTTCCAGTCTAGTGTACCTACGATGTCTATGGATGAAGATGTTTGGAAATCGTGGTTGAAAGCTAGAATAGAAAACCTAAAACAAGTTCAAACACGGCTAAACAATGGCGTAGTGGTAGGACGTAATGCAGGTGTTGGATTCTCTAATACTTACACTGCCTCTCAATCAGAACCTTCTACTAGTCAATTTTCTCCTGAAGACCAAGCTTTAATAGACCAATACTCCAAATAATTAAGTCCCTCGTTTCCCTATTTTTAAGGTATTTCTATGTCTGCACAGCTGCAACAAGCCATCATTAACGCCCATAACGCAGGTGATATTGCTGCAGCTCAACGATTAGGACAGTTGCTAAAACAGCAAAAGCAGGCAGTTCCTAAAGAAAGAGACGGTGCATTTGCATTCTCAGTAGACCAAGCTCAAAAGATGTATGGAGGTGCTGCAGAATTAGTTGGTAGAGCTTTAGGAAGTCCTAGTATTGAACAATACGGTAGAAACGTACAGGCACAGCAAGACAAAGACATTGCCGAAGGTGGATACCAAAGTAAATACAGCACGTTTGAAGACTCTTATAAGAAAGGTGGTCTTGCCAGCGCATTAGGTTGGGCAGCCGAAGGTGTTGCTGAAAACGCAGCGACCACTGGAACTTCATTACTTGGTGCCTTAGGTGTTTCTGCAGCAGCAGTATACGGTGCCCCTGCTTGGCTAGTTGCAGCGGCAGGTGGAACTACTGCACTTAATAACGTGGCTCTAAACACTGGAGAAAACGTCTTAGAACAAAAAGAAAAATTAGGTGACTTTGACACTGCCTACGCAACTGGTGCAGGACTACTTGCAGGAGCATTAGATACTGTCGGTGCAGGACGAGCTATACCAAAAGATGCACTTAAGACCATGACTGTCGACCAAATCAAAGAAACTTTAGAGAAGCAAGGCAAAGGCGTAGCTGCTAAAGAATTCATGAAGCGCATGGGTGTTGAGTCTGTCACTGAATCTGCTCAGGAAGGCATCTCTATGGGTACTACAGCCTCTCTAGGAGGCGAGTACACTCCAGAAGATGTAAGGACTCGTTTGACTGACTCTTTTCTACTTGGTGGTGCTACAGCTGGTTCTGTAAACGTAGGTATAGGTTCTGCAAAAGGTGCAGCTAACTTGGTCCGTGGTACAAATAGAAACAGTAAAGCTAAATTAGAAGATGTCTCTGAAGAAGAAATGCAAGCGAAAGCCTCATTTGCTCAAACATTGGCATCTATTGCAGAAGAAGAGAGCCTAGACCTAACTAACATTGATAGAACTTCTACAAAAGGAGCAAGACAAGCTATCGACCTTGCACACAAAAGATTAGTAGGAGACCTAAAAGCTAGAATTAAAGACTTAAAGCCTTTGCTTGCAGTGACAGACCAAGATTCATTGAGCGAACTTGAAGATAAAATATTTGCAAATCTTGCCCAAGATGAAGCAAGGACAAAAGTAAAAAATAAAGTTGGTAGCAGAGAAAAACAAGCTTTTGTAAAACTTGCCGGGAACACCTATGAAGGGGCAAAAGCCCTTAATGTAATGTTACAGCTTGATGAACTAACAGAAATTCACTCTGAAGGTTACAAAGGGGGTGTTTCGCGTGTTACAGACCAACTTGCACCATTAGGTCTTGGCGGTGAAGGCTATGATGTGTCTAGAGCAAACGCAGAGCAAATATTCCGACCCCTTCTATCAACGGCTGCAGCTGCACAAACCGGAGGTTTATCTTTAATACCTCAAGCAGCTATCTTTGGCGGTGGACGGCTAATAGACAAAGCAAGAGGAGGACGCAGTCGGGTCCAAGCATATGTTAATGCTAACCAAGGTAACCCAGGGCAAACTTTGCCAAGTGAATCAACGAGTCTACGCAACCAGAACATAGCAGCACAAGAAGCAGTTGCAGCACAGGAAGAAGAAGCTCGTCTACGCCAAGAGCAAATGGCACAGGAAGAAAGAGAAGCCTCTCTTGAATCTGCTCAGAATAACGACCCTGCAAACCCAGAGTCTCCTCAAGGAATCTTTGAGTTAGGTACAGCCCTAGACCGCAATGGTATTGCTCAGATTCTAAGAATCATGAAGCGTAATCCGTCTACAAAACCTGCCACTTTACGCATGATAGAAGCTTATGAGACAAGTGTAGCTACAGGTGGCCAAGTAGACTATGCACTTATCCGTAAAATCAATGGTTTCGTAGATAGAAACCCAGTTTACAAAGGACTTATGGGTAACCGTGTTCGCAACCAAGGTGCAGTTCAACAAGCAGCTCAACAGCAGCTTTCACAAAAAGAACAAAATTATGAACGTGGCAGAAAAGATAATCGTGCAGAAGCAGCTCGTATTACTGAGGCAGTTAGCCAGGACAAAACTATAGAAGTGCAGCACAAGGCTCACTTGTTAGCTGTCCTAAAACAGATGTCCCTAGACCTAGGACTCAACCCAGTCTCTCGTCTTCAGTCAATGGCAAGACGTTTGGAAGAACAAGACGTTCCTGGTCCTACTGTAGAGAAATACCTTGGTCAATACTTACAGAGAGTTATGGCACAGCAAGGAGCTAAAGCAGAACGCGATGCAGCTCAAGATGATGTGATGGAACTCGATGAGTCTAGAGAGACCTTATTTAGTCTCGCTGATAAATCACAAGCTGCTCTTGAAGCTTGGAACAAAAACTCTGGAGATGATTCGTTAAGAAAGGCATATATTAAGGCGCGAAGAGAAAGGGATGATGCAGGTGAATTTGGTGAAGAAATAACCACTGAATACCGTATGCAGCACCAAGCTCCTGTGTCAGAAGACGATGCTTCTATGCATGATTTGGAAAAGTCCATGCCCGATTTTTATAAGCGGCCTAGAGATTATAGAACAGGAAGTAAACTTGATGGGCAAACGCTAGATATTTTAAGAAGGGTAAAAGATGACCCAGATCAGCAAGTTAAAGTTTATCGTGCGGTGCCTATTAATGCTTCTAATACTATTAACTATGGTGATTGGGTTACTGTTAACAAACAGTACGCAGAAGACCATGGTGCAGGAATGCCTGAAGGATTTAAGGTTATTGAAGGTGCGGCACCAGCAAGAGATTTGAAAACAAACGGTGATTCTATACATGAATTTGGATACGCTGCACGTCCAACCAAAATTGTTGCTTTATACCACTCGACCAATGAGGACTTTGAAGAGTTTGATACGGAAAAGTCGGCAGATGGGACAATTTGGTTTTCTGATAATTTAAGTCTTGTTGAGGGTGGTTATGACGGTGCTTCAGGTAATGCTCTAGTAGTTACTCGTTATATAGATGAAAGTAAGTTGGCTTTAGCTTCACGTTCTCAAGAAGATAAACTAACGCATTCACAGTTGCAAAGTATGGGCTATGATGGTGTCAAATACACTGGGTCAAAAGATAACGTCTACCAAATTTATGACCCTAGTAAATTACAAACTACTGAAGTAAATCTTTCCACATTACCAGGAGCATTAACGCAACCTGAGTCACCTCAAATACCATTCGACTTTACTACACCTACCGTTGGTCAAATCAAGGATAAACTTGAGGATGCCAAAGGTGCTGTTCAAATGGTCATTGGTAAGCCTGGTACTAAGTTTGAGAAAGGCTTGTCTAGCTACCAAGACTACAAAGAACTTGCAGACCTACTTGATGTATCTATAGGTGTCTACGACAGTCAAAAAGAATTTATGAAAGATTATTCTGTAGGCGAAGCCACCATTGGTGTGTTTGGTGCAGACGAAGGTGGAGTTTCAGGTCAAGTAGGACTGATGCGTGGAAACAAAGAGCAGGACTTTATACAGACCTTAGCTCACGAAATGAGTCATGCACTTGAATCTCGTCCACAAAGCAATCAAGAGTCTCCTTTAGTACAAAATAGAAAACTATCTCAAAGACATGAGAAAGCTGCAGCTGACAAAAAGTCTAGCGTTTATTTAGGTAGCTTGCGGTCTAAGATGAGAAAAGAAATCCGCAACGAGACACCTGTCAAAGATGAGATAGAAGTACTACAGGACGGTACTGTTGTGTCTATAGCCGCTCGTCCTGATTTGCCCGGTAGACCCATACGTTTTAATGTAGAGAACACTATCGACATGTACTCTGCTAGTAATCCAGATGCAACCGTTGCTCAAATGTTTAGTGACGTAGTACCTCAGTTTAGGCAATACCAAAGTTACATTAAAGGCGATGCTGAATTTGCTGTAGACCCAGTTATGTATTACTTGATAAATCCTAAAGCTATGAAGAAGGATATGCCTAACACCTTTAAGTTTATTCAAAAGCATTTCAACGAAAGTAACATTCCAGTTAAATTCTTTGCTAGTCCATTAGCAACTATCGTAGCTATTTTGATGGCAGGAATGATAGGTGGAGAAGAAGAAGAGAACCCAGGCATCTTGACTCCAAGACCTGGGATGTTGTCAGCCTAAAAGGAAACCCCATGAAAGTGAGAGCATATGACCTGGTCAACATTTTGAGCCAGGTAGACCTAGTTAAATCATCAAAGTTACTGTCCCAAGAACAAAAGCAGCATGTCTTGAAGGAAATGCTGACAGACCTTCCCATGGACATGTTCTGCAGTGGTCAAAAGAATACGAGAGCTGCATTGGTTGACGTTTTAACAAAGGAGATAAAACCAGATGAGCCCAAGAAAAAAGTCACCCCCAAAGGTAAAAAACCCAAACCTAGCGAGAAAAAATAGTTACTTCAAGACACTCATGTCCACGCCAGAAGGACGAGAGTTAAGAAGACAATGGTCGACAAAGCCAAGGAAGAACCCTGGTAGACCTATGGGTGTTCCTGACGGACATACTAAAGAAACAATTGCTCCCATCAGAGAACAAGCTAAAAAGGACGCTAAAAAGGTAGTGAAAATTATGAGTGATAAATACAACATTGAAGATGAGTATCAAAAGGAAGCCCTTACAACTGCAGTAGAAGTTATGCGGTTAGACGGTCAGTCCAGAGAAAGACTTGCAGCTGCACGTCTAGTCTTAGATTTTACAAAGAGCAAGCCAGCAACAAAGTCTGATGTCTCTATTAGTAAAGCCGAAGACTTCTTGGCATCCCTTTTAACTGAAGAAGAAGAGCAAACACATGAACAAGCAGCTGAAGGAAGTACGGAAGAAACTGCTGACTGATTTTGATTTTTACTCTAAGTCTGCCCTCAAGATAAGAACTAAAGAAGGCAAGATTCACCCTCTTAAAATAAACGCTGCACAGACAATACTTAACAATGCTGTTAATGACCAATTGTCTACCGAAGGCAAGATACGCATTATTATTCTGAAAGCTAGGCAGCAGGGTCTTAGTACTTACACTGGTGGATACCTTTATTACTCAGTGAGTCAGCAAGCAGCTAGAAAAGCCATGGTCATTACACACCATGCAGATTCGACTAGGGCTCTCTTTGATATGACTAAGAGATTCCACGAACACTGTCCAGCTATTCTTAAACCACACACTAAATACAGTTCACGAAGGGAGATAAGTTTCGATGTCCTTGATTCGAGTTTTGTTGTTGCAACGGCAGGTGGTGAGAGTATTGGTCGAGGTGAAACACTTACTCATGTCCACGCTTCAGAACTTGCGTTCTGGCAAAAATCTACAGCCTTGGACAACTGGAACGGACTCACTCAAGCAGTTCCTAACTCCCCAGGCACAGCTATTTTTGTTGAGAGTACAGCTAACGGTGTCAACGGTATTTTTTATGACCTTTGGCGTGGTGCTGTTAATGGTACTAATGGTTACGTTCCTGTGTTTATCCCTTGGTATATTGACCCTGCGTACCGTGAGAGTGTGCCAGAAACATTTGAAAGGACTCCTGAAGAAGAAGACTTAGTAGACAAGTATGACCTAGACAATGAGCAGCTCATGTTTAGGCGTAAGAAGATAGCTCAGAATGGTATCGACTTGTTCCGTCAAGAGTATCCATCGTATGCCGATGAAGCCTTTTTAACTACTGGTAGACCTGTGTTTAACCCTGAGCAACTAGCAGAACAGTTGACCTCTACAAGAGACTTAGAGTCTCGTCTTGCTTTAGAAGGCGATGAGTTTGAGAACAACCACCGTGGAGAGCTTTTTGTCTTTAGACCTCATGTCCCTGGTGAGCAGTATGTCATCGGTGCTGATGTGGCTATGGGTGTTCGTGGCGGTGACTACAGTTGCGCTCAAGTATTAGACTCAAAGAAGCGTCAGGTCGCTATATGGCGAGGTCATGTACATCCTGATTACTTTGCGACAATCCTTTATAAGCTTGGCGAATACTATAACGAAGCTCATATCTGTGTAGAAAACAACAGTCATGGAATCTTGACATGTACCCGGTTAGGTAAAGACATGGCCTATGGAAACTTTTACACAGAAGTACAGCACGACAAGGTGACTGACAGAGAAACTGTAAAACTTGGATTCTCTACCACCGCAAAAACTAAACCCCTAATCATTGACAAACTAAGAGCGTCAATGCGTGAAAATGAAATAGAACTCAATGACAAAGTGACTATAAGAGAAATGATGACATACATCGTTACTGAGTCAGGTGCTATGCAAGCAGAATCTGGTTGTTTTGATGACTGCGTTATGTCCTTGGCCTTAGCAAATTATGTGCATGAGGGTGCCTGGGACCCTATTGATTCTTCAGACAGCTACTACATAGAGATGGTATAAAAATGGCAAAGAAGCTAAAAGAGAAAAAACTGTCAGATAGCAACATCGTTGCTTTGGTAGACGAGCAGGTAGGCTTATCTGTTGGCTTTGCAGACTCAGAGTTATCTACAGAAAGAGCAAAGATAATCGACTATTACAATGGAACTTTGCCCAGACCAGTACATGAGGGTAACTCTAAGTATGTTTCTTTAGATGTGTACGATGCAGTTGAGAGCCTGAAGGCAGCTTTACTTGAAACCTTCTCCAGTGGAAACAAGACAGTACGTTTTGCTGCACAGAATGAAGATGACGTAGAAAAAGCCAAAGTCTGCACAGAGTACACAGACTACGTTGTACACCGTCAAAATGATTTGTACACAACTATGTCTACAGTTATCCATGACGGTCTTATTGCTAGAGCAGGAGTTGTCAAAGTATTCTGGGAAGAATCTGTTGATTATGACTATGAAGATTTTACTGATATTACTGACAGTGAACTGAATCTACTGCTTGCACAAGAAGGCGTAGAGTTAACAGAAAGCACCACTGACGAGCTTGGATTAATCTCTGGCAGCATAAGTATTGAGTCTGACACTAGCCAGGTAATCATTGAGAACGTAGCTCCAGAAGAGTTTCTTATTGAAACACAAGCAAAAAGCTTAGAGGACGTTAACTTCTGTGCCCACAGAACTAAAAAGACACTGTCTGACTTACGTCTTGAAGGTTACTCAGAGAAACTATTAGACAAGATTGGTGAACACCACGATGTCGACATGGATACAGACCCAGAAGTCCTTGCTAGGTTTGACAATGTAGGAAACTTCCGTGGCACAAAGACTGGTGGTTACCAGGACCAAGTCCGTAACGTCATGGTCTATGAAGCTTACATTATGTTAGACGTTGAAGGCTCAGGTGTCGCTGAGTTATACCGTGTCATTAAAGCAGGCAACGTATTACTACTAAAAGAGAAGTGCGCCAGAAAACCATTCGTTACTTTTGTACCTCTACCAGTGCCTCATAGTTTCTACGGTAACAACTATGCAGACAAAGTAGTTGCTACTCAAAATGCTAGGACTATATTGACTAGGTCTATCTTAGACCACGCCATGATTACTAATAATCCACGTTACACAGTAGTCAAAGGCGGCCTTACTAATCCTCGTGAGCTGATTGATAACCGGGTAGGCGGTATTGTTAACGTGAGTCGTGCAGATGCCATTGCACCCATGATGCAAGCCCCTCTGAACCCCTTTATCTTTAACACGATACAGATGTTAGACGAAGACAAAGAAGACACTACAGGCGTGTCTAAGATGTCTCAGGGCCTTAACAAAGATGCTCTTAGCAAGCAAAACTCAGCTGCAATGGTTGAGCAACTTGCGACCATGTCTCAGCAGAGACAAAAGATAATCGCTCGTAACTTTGCTACTCAGTTTGTTAAGCCTTTGTTTCAAGAAGTTTATCAGCTTGTCTGTGAGAATGAGCAACAGGAACGCATTGTCGAGTTGTCTGGCAAGTATGTCCCTTGTAATCCACGCGATTGGAAAGAGAAGCGCGATGTTGTCATCGAGTTAAACCTTGGCTATGGAGAGCAAGAGAAAGAGTCTCAGAAGTACCTGGCACTTCATGCAATGATGACTAATGACCCTAACCTATCAAAGATGTACCAAGCACCTAACCAGTATGCTTTAGCATCAAAGATTATGGAGCTGACAGGTATTAAAGAAGTCAGTGCCTACCTTACTAATCCTGAGAATCTACCACCTGAGCAACCAGACCCTGCAGAAGAAATGCAGATGCAAATGGCACAGAAGCAGCTTGAGATACAAGAGCGGCAGACGGCCATGGCAGAAACTAAGGCTCAGGTAGAAGCACAGATTAGTCAAATGAAGCTAGAGCTTGAAAGAGCAAAAGCTGAGAACCAACACGCTATACAGTCTGACAACCTTGACCTCAAGGAAGAGCAGCTGAAGCACAAGAAGTTAATCGCTGCAGCGGAGCTACTACTGGCTCAACAAGCTGAGGAGATTACTGCCATTGCATCACCTAATGGTTAATGCATTGACCTTAAACCTATGTTCTTAAAGGAGAGCAAAAATGACTGAAGAAGAACTAACTGTACTTGGTAATGACGCGGAAACTCTACTTGCAACAGAGTCATTCACAAGAACTATAAATCTTATGGTGGACTCTACTGTCCAATCATTCTTAGCTTCTGCACCTGATGAGGCAGACAAAAGAATTGAAGCCTATGCACACTATCGTGCTGTGGTAGACATTGTGAATACTTTGCGTCAGCAAGTCGAAGTGCGTGACCAAATCGATGCCAAGGTAAACGAAACTAATGATGAAGAAGAAGTAATAACTGAAGAGGAATAAGACCATGCCTAACGGTAACGTCAATAGCAATTCCATTTCTGAAGCAGCACTGACATTAGACGATGCTGCAGAAGCCATACTTGGAAATTGGGAGGACCCGGAAACGGTATCCGAAGAAAAACAAGAGGCAACAGATGAAACTACAAGTGAGACTGAAGTAGAAGATTCTGTCGAAACTGAAGATGAAACTGAAGACCTAGAGTACGAAGAGGACGATGAGGACCCTGAAGAGGACGAGTCTGAAGACACTGAAGATGACCAGGAAGAAGTAGAAGAACAAGACGAAGACAGTGAAGAAGCTGAAGTCGTTGCGTTTGATGATGATACCCTGGTAGAAATTAGTGTTGATGGTGAGTCTAAGCAGGCATCTATCAAAGACCTCAAAAGATTGTATGGTCAAGAAGCGTCTTTAACTAGAAAGTCTCAAGAAGCAGCATCACAACGCAAGATGGCTGATGAACAACTGCAAAAAGCTGATGCGTCATTACAAGCAATGATTAGTCGAGCCCAAGAACGGTTCAAACCTTACTCTGAAGTAGACATGCTAGTTGCGTCTAAAAACATGAGTGCTGAGGATTTTACTCAACTTAGAGCAGAAGCTAAACAAGCCGAAGATGACCTCAAGTTCCTAACTGAAGAGGCCGATGGTTTCTACGGATACGTTAAACAACAGCAGTCCCAAGCTATGCAAGAACAAGCGAAGGAATGTGTCAAAGTTCTGCAGAGAGAAATCCCTGACTGGAACAATGCGATGTATAACGACATCCGTCAGTACGCCATTACTAACGGTTTACCTGAAGAAGCCGTCAATCAATATGTAGATCCTAATGTAATTATGTTACTGAATAAGGCTCGCATGTTTGACCAAACTACTAAGGTAGCCACCGTAAAAAAAGCCAAAGCAGCGAAAAAAGTCCTACGAACTAAGAAGGCACCACCGTCTAAAACTGACATTAAGCGTGAACGTCAGCAGAAAAATGTGGACCGCCTAAGAAGTAACAGTAGTGACTTGGATAACATTGCAGATGTCATTATGTCTAATTGGGAATGATGCTAACTAATCTCAATTTTTTATAAAGGTAATTAACAATGACTATGCTTTCAAGCTATGCAACCGTGGGGTTGGCTGAAGACGTTTCGCAAACCATTGCAAACATTTCGCCTAAACAGATTGGGCCGCTATAGAGTAATCTATAGTTGTAACTAGGAGAATTGCTGGAAAATCGTAGTAGCGTGGTAGCTGCCGACAATCAGCAGCCGAGCCTCATCATGAGGAAGGTTCAACGACTATCCCGAAAGGGAGTACACCCAAGTGGGTGGAAGCACCTAGCCCCTCTTTTATAGAGGGTGAAGATATAGTCTGACCAGCATAGAGATATGCTGCAGTCCTGAAGAGGGACGGAGTAGGAAATAACGAGCCTACTTGAACATAAGTGACATCCACACCCTTCCAATCAATGATTAAGACTGAAAAAGTTTCAGCTCGTAACTTTGATTTTTTAGAGGACTCTATTAGGGCAGCCGGAGTCAATGCGCTTGTAGAAGGAGCTGATGCTTCAACTACAGCTATTGGTCAGCCTACTGTTCGTTCTAACGTCACTCAAATCATCGGTGAAGCATTTAAAGTTGCTGCTACTGTTGATGCGGTTAAGACTCATGGTAGAGCAAAAGAAACAGCGTTAAAAATGGTATGCGCTGTATAAATCATGTGAATTCAGGGGAAGCCTAAGTCGAAAGATATGGTAATCCTGAGCCAAGCCTCAATTCTTGAGGAAGGTGCAACGACTATTCCGTAAGGAAGTACACCCAAGTGGGTGGAAGCGCATGAGCCTGCAGTTAAAACAGGCGTAATATAGTCTCATCTTATGTCGAAAGCATAAGCAGTCTTAAGGATAAAGACGGTTCAAGAGTAACGACCTTGAGCGAAGATTGGTCAAATGATGCCTTGGCCAAAACTTTAAAAGCAATCAAGCTCGATGTAGAAAAGGCTATGGTTGGAGTAGACCAAGCAGCGGTTAACACTAACGCTTCTACTGCTCGTAAGATGGCTTCTGTTTCACAGCAGATTTCTACTACTGTAGATGCAGGTTCCAATTCAACTGACGCGCTTACAGAGGCCAAGTTGATTGAGCTGCACCAGACCTGTTATACCAATGGTTCTGAGCCAACAGTGCTTATGATTAAGCCAGCTGATGCAACTATCGTTGCCGGGTTCGCTACAGCCACTGGTCGTAATCGTGAAATTGATGCAAAGACATTGGTTAATGTTATTGACGTAATACTTACTCCATTCGGAGAGTTACGAACTGTCATCAACAGAAATCAATTGTCAACTCATGCATTCTTGGTTGACCCATCCATGTTTAAGCAGTGTGTACTGCGTCCGTTTACTCGTACTTTACTTGCGAAAAATGGCGATGCAGATACCCATTTCGTAGTGGGTGAGATTTCAAATAAGCATGTGAACTATTCCGATTCTGGAATGATTACTGGCCTGTCTTAAGTTTTATAGATAGCTAGTAACTGTAGTACTTGCAGTGGGGCCTGGGTATCCAGGTTCCGCTCTCCTTACTGGAGCTTAGGTCCCATCTGCATTTTACTTATTAAAAGGAGAAGCCATGTCTACTATAGACACAAAAACCACCATGCACGATGTGCAGACAGGAGTCCTCCGGGACAACGATGATAGAAACTTTACTATCAAGCAAACACAACACATTCCTCAGAGTTTTCTAGATACGCTTAAGAGACAAAAAGAAAGCTCCTTAGACTTCAAAGAGAAAGACTACATGACTGTTGCATCAGTCCCTGTGTCTGTCCATGAGAAGTGGCTACGCGAAGGTTTCGACATGCTGAAGGAGCCTGCATTCAAAATAGTTGCCAGGTTAAAACAAGAGAACCTGGACGCATTCCTAACAACTAAAAAGAAGGTATAACCTATGAACAAGGGTAGTCTAAGAACCCAATTTAAAGCTGTATTAAACCGCAGCGATATCACTGATACCCTTGCTGATACCTTCATTGACCAAGGCATTACTAGAATCCAAAGGACTCTAAGAATACCTTCAATGGAAGCCAAGCACACTTACAATATCTCTACGTCTATCACAAGCATTGTACTGCCGTCTAACTTCTTAGAAGCAATTGACCTCTACTATGACAATAGGACCTTGGTAAGGATTCCTATGGCTGAAATGCAGGACCTAAAGAAAGCAGGTACACAAGGCAGTCCTTACTATTTTACTAGGGAAGGCTCTACCTTCTTGGTTAGTCCATACCCAAGCAGCGGTAGTCTCACTCTTAACTACTATGCTCAGTTTGTCGATATGGTCTCTGATACTGATGAGAATGCATTAGCTGCTATTGCTCCAGACTTAATCATTTATGCAGCTCTAACTTATGCATCTGACTATTACTTAGACGAGAGGTCCCCAGTGTTTGAAGGTAAATACCAGGCATTCCTCGATGAGATACAAGTACAGGCAGATGACCAAGAGTTAGCCGGGTCTCTCCAAAGCATAAGACCAGCGTATACACTCTAACAACAAAGGAGCTTATCTATGGCTAAATCAAGTTTCTTTAGTACTACTGGTATTACTGCAACTAATACTAACGTAATCGAATCATCAGTTATCTCTGCTGCCAATAGTGCAGAACTTGCAGCAAGTGCATTTGATTCATTAGACGATAGGTATCTAGGTAACAAGTCATCTAATCCAACTGTAGATAACGATGGTGAGCCCTTAGTTGTTGGTACGCTTTATTACAACACTGTGTCTAATCAAATCTTAGTCTACAAAGACGTTGGTTGGCAAAACCTTACAGCAGCAGGTTCACTACAGGTCTCACAGAATCTTGCTGACCTTTCCAACACAGAAACCGCAAGAAGCAACTTGTCTCTAGGAGACTCTACTCAAGACACCTATTACATCAAGTCCAGAGCCTCCTCTGGTACAGCTATAAAAGTCGAAGGCACTATTGAGGCTTCAGGTAGCATGGATGCAACGGCTTACAAACGAAGTGGGACAACTTTTTTAGATCCTACAGGCTCACTCACTAACGTCACTCTAGACGCAGGAAACTTTTAATAACTTATACAACAACACCAAATGAGGCTCTCCCCCCATGGCACAAACAATCAAAATCAAAAGAAGTACAGGCTCCTCTGCACCTTCAACACTTGCAAATGGTGAGTTGGCCTATCTAAATAACTCTACAACTAAAAAGCTCTACATAGGCCGTCCTGGAGGGGGCACTGGTGACATAGATATTATCGGTGGTAAGTATTACACAGATGTTATCGATGCAAGAACAGCAAACTCTGAAGCCGCTGTTGCAACGACTACTACATCTGGCAGGACATACAAGGTACAAAAAGACAGCAATGACCATTCTGTTGTAAACGTTCCTTGGGTTGATACTAACGATGTATACACTTTACCTCTAGCTTCAAGCAGTACTAGAGGCGGTGTAAAAATTGGCTACACAGAAAGTGGTAAGAATTATCCTGTTGAGCTTGATGCTGAGAAGATGTATGTCAATGTTCCTTGGACTGACACCAGTGGTGACAACAAGTTACCGCTTGCTGGTGGAACCTTAACTGGAGATATATCTTTTGGTGATAACGTAAGAATTAAAATGGGCGCTCAATCTGGCGGTGACTTAAATATCTACCATGATGGTACTAATTCAGTTATCCAAGATAGAGGTACAGGAAACTTACAGTTACTTGCTAATGATTTAGAAGTAAAAAATTCTCAAGGTAACACTTTTTTCCAAACGCATAGTGACGGAGAAACAACTTTTAGCGCTGGTTCATCAGAGATTTTAAAACTCTTGGTCGGTAGCGATAGCGCAGTAAGAGCCGATACTAATATACGAATTAACAGTTTAAATGGTAAGTTCCAAACAGGGGGAGTTGCTGTTGCTAATAGTGGAAACGGAGCAGAGTACTGCTTTGAAATGTTTGGCTCTACTAATAGTTCAGCTACAGATCACCACGGTAATGTTAAAGTTAAAGGTGGTGGAGATTTAAAACTTACTACTGACAGCACTTCTAAAACTCAAGTTACCGCTGGTAAGTTTCAGTTAGCTAGTGGTACAGACATCAA